AGCAACCTGAGAAGCCACTACCGCGTCAATATCCTTATACGCCGAGCAGGACAGGCCCGCCAGCGTAGCGATGGACTTACCAACTGCCAGCTTGCTGCCGCCGGCCGCGCGCCAGATCAGCGGGTTGTTGGCCATCTCCTTGCAGCGGGCGGAATCACTGAGCAGATCGTCCCAACCGGTAAACTCGTAAAACTGGTGCAGCCACGTTTCTACTGCATCGTCTGCCACATCACTGCCGAGCAGCAGCTCAAGCAGCTTGTCGCTGTTGCGGTCCGGCAGGCTGATCGGCACGCCGAGTACCACACTCACGCCGCCAAGGTTGGCAGCAAACTCCGCCGCATGGGTCGGATTGGAGAGGATCGTCTCCAATCTATGGACGCCTTTGCGGTAATTCGACTTAAACGCACCCGCATACGCCATAAAATCGCTCTGATTTGCTAACATTTATCTTTCGCCTCCATACTCTACGGCAATGTAATTGATTTTAACTGCGTCAGCTGTGGTCGTTGTGCCGCTGACCAGCGTGTTCGCGCTGTGCGACGGATTGGTGCCCGTCGAGTCGCCGGTGTAGTAACTGCCGGTCTGGAGCTTCCGCAGACAATAAAGGAATTTCTCTGCGGTGATATCCTTGACCAGCACCACGCCGTCAAAGTCCTCGGCCTGACAGCTCACCTGCGGCACACCCTCAAACGCCTCTCTAAAATGGTAGGTGTTCCAGCCCGCCCCTGCATTAGTGATCGTGCCGACCTCCATCTCGGTGTCCTGCAGCTCGCCAACGCCGGAGTCGCTTTCGCCGCCGTTGGGGGCATCCATCGCGCCGACCACGTTATCCTCCGTAAAGCCTGCAAACTGTCCTTTCTTGCCGGTCAGCTTGTCGAGTTTTTCGTCAAACAGCGCCTTGTGCGCGGTTGAACTCTTGTTATGCGTATCTACGGCGCCCTTGCCCTCGTAATTCATTTCGGGCAGCTGCGCTGCTGGCACCTTGCCGTCAGCGCCCAGACCCGCAATGCCGCCAGCCTTGCCCTTATCCGCTGACGATACCGCGCCCAGATCAGAGGCGGTCAAGCTGCCGCCTTTCACGGTCTTTTTGACCTCGGCGGCCAATTCCGTGGTCTTTACACGCGCTGCAACTTCGTTGTCCAGCTTGTCCCAGTTGTCGTTGAGCGCCTGCTTGATATTGAACGTGCTTGCGCCGTCCTTGTCCTTCTCATACTCAAACAGCCCGAGATTTTTTGTTGTTTTGCTCACTGTATCACTCCTCAAACGCAAAATCGCTGATGGGGTGCGACTGCAGCTCATCAACCGTCATAGCGGACACCTCGCGCACCAGTAACCAGCGCCACAGGAACTGCACCGCCAGATGGCACGGGATCACGCGATCTACCGCCTCCTGCAATGCGGCAAGCTCGGCCGGTGCGGGAATGCCATACGCGCCGACAAACGTCAGCAGGATCACACCCTTCGCAAAGCCGACGGAAATCTCGCCGTTTTTCCAGCTGTCGCACACGCGCTGAATGAGGTCAACGTCGCACTTGCCCGAGCCGCGCCACCGTGCAATCAGCGCCGTGCGGCGCTCCTCCAGCGTGCCGGTCGAGGCCAGTCCGGCGTCGCGCTCCTCAATGGCAAGCGCCCACGTCATGCTGTTCGGAAACAGCTGCTGCGTAATGTCGAGCATCTGCTCGCGCTGCGTGTCGTCGAGCGACTGGATTGCGGCAAGCAGGTCACAAACCCACTTGTCCGTGCGGTACGCCACCGGCAGGCTTTTCCGCATGTTGTCAAACTCAGCCATAGGTAATTGTCACCTCGCCCAGTACCGGACACTCGCGCTCCGCGATGGCAATATTTACGATGCCGCCGGACACTTTCAGCCCGGCGTAGTCAATCACGCCCGGCGTGTCCATGATGGCCGCACCGATCTGCGCATAACTGATATAGTCCTGCGTGAAGACCGTGCTCGCCAGATAAGCCGCAACGCTCTCCTTGATGCCGGATGTCAGGATGTCCTCGGTTACGGTGTCCGATTTGGACACCATGCAGCTGACCGTGATGGCCTTGCCGGTCGCGGCAGTAACAAAGCACTGTGCGCCGATGGGCGCCTGTCCGCGGCCTGCGCCCTCGCTGTCGGGGTCGATGTAGTCCTGCACCGACTTCACGAGCGCAGGCGATGCAGGCTGACCGGCGTTGTCCGCGATTACGACATCGACCGTGTTGACACCCTGCACCCGCGGGAACACCTTGACATGGCCGACACCGGCCACCTCAAGCGCCCACTGCGCATAGTGGTACACGTTGCCGCTCGTAGCAGGCGTGCGCAGAACGACCAGATAGCGTGCATAATACTCGCTGTCCGACTCCTCGGCGTAACCGCCGCCAATCGGCTCAGGGTTATCACACGAGACAATGCCCTGCACTGCCACCGGCATCTGCGTCACGCTGTGCGCGGGCAGATTGCCTGCCGTGCCGTCCACCGTGCAGGTGACCGGTACAGTACCCTCGCCCTCAATGGCTACGGTCTCTGTCGCATAATACTGAACACCGCCGCCGGACTCAAACAGCGTGCCCTGCTCGACCGTGCCCGTGCCGGTGACGGTCAAGCTGCCGTGTGCAAAGGTCGCCGCCTTGCGCTCCAAGCCGGAACGCGGATAGATGTAGCGGTCAAGGGCACTGTCGTGCAGATTTTCCGGGTCAAGCTGCTGTCTGGCCTCGTCGATAGCCTCGTCCGTGCCCTCCATCCGCAGGCTGACTGCGGCTAAAAGGTCGTAAGTCGGGAAACCGATGGTCTTTTGATAGCTTTCCGGCATTGCGGACAGCATCTTGTCTAAAATGTCACTCGCTGACATACGTCGTCACCTCCTCACTCTCTCCGGTGTGCAGCCGAACCGTGAAGCGTACCTCCACGCCGCGCCGCACGCGCGTAAACTTAAAACTGTCAAGTGACCGGATGGCCGGGCAGAACGCGGCGGTCTCCCGCACGTTGCGCTCAATCTCGGCAAAAATCCAGCCCTCCGGAACGCGCCGGTCAAGGCTGACCGCCTCCACGCCCGGCTGGGTCGTGCCGCTCGTCCGGTAGATCGGGATTGCACCCGGTTTCTGACGCAGCATCAGCTCAAGCCACTGCTTGACCGCCTCCACGCCCTGCCGCTCGACCAGAGCGCCGTCGATCAGCTGAAAACTGCCCGAGCGTCCGTCCTCATGGAACACAAACTCCGGAGAGCGCCCAATGCTCTCCGCGACCTGCGCGGGCAGCTCCTCCGGGATAACCGGAAACACATCGGCCATAGCCGACACCTCCTATAAAGAATCTAAAACCAGCAACTCACTGCCTTGCAGAATGGCCGCCGCCTGCATGCCGACCTTCCACGTTTTGCTCTTTGCCGTGGCGGTCATAATCAGGCCATCTCCCGTGCTGAACTGAAATTCCTTACTTACCACAGAAAAAATCAACTTGGGCGTTACCTGCAAGACCTCGGCACGATACCAGCCTTTGGGTAGGCTCTTTGCCGCTTTTCTCGCGGTGTTCTTGATGGCCAAAGCCATCTCTGTATCCCATGCCACTGGCACGCACTCCTTTCCACATCTTCCACAGTGTTATCCACAAGCATACAATATCTTGTGTTATCCCCACGGCGTACAGAAACCGGACACCTCGCCATAGCTGCGCGTTACGCGCTTGACGCTGTTGGTGCAGTTGCCCTCCACCGTCTCAAACGACGATGCTCCGGCAGATATTACAATGCCGATGTGACGGTCGCCCTGAATCATCAGGTCACCCGCCTTGGGCTTGTAGCTTCCCGCCGCTCTGTACTTGCCGCGAGCCTTGAAATAGCTTGTCATGTCACCAACGTAGCCGTAGCTTGTCGGGATAGGTGCGCCGGACTTATACGCACACCAGCAGATAAAATAAACACACCACGCAACGCCGTTGTGGCCTGCCCACTGGCCGTACTTGTTGATGTCCTTGCCGGACTCCTTGTACCCGACCTCGCCCAGTGCCGTGTTGATAAACGACACCGCGCTGCCAGAGCCGCCGCCCGAGCCGCCGATGATCGCAGAGCCGTTTTTACGTCCCCAGCGATTGCACTCAGCGTTGCTGCTCATCAGCAGGTCAAAGTGGTACACGCCGTTCACGATTTGGATCGCGCCGCCGCGGTCGTTGACAGTGTAGGTCGTGCCGTCAAGGCTTGTGCCCGTGTCGCGCACCGTGATTTTGGTGCCGAACGGCACAGACGGCGGTGCGGCGCAGGTGTGCTTGCTTGGGTCGAGCCTGTTGCCCTGTGCATCCAGATAACCGCCCTCCAGCGCATTGTTAGCCGGATAGTAGGCGGTAAACAACGCCTTGACAATGGTGCCGCCCGATCCGCCGTCACTGCCGCCGGACAGATCCGGCAGGCCGAACACCTGCACCTTGTCCGTGCTGGCGGCCTTGATGGCTGCCGCGTCAGTCTTACCCTCGGCGGCGGCTCGCACCTGCTCGAGCGCCGTGATTTCGAGCGCCATCGTGTGTCCTGCACCGCCGTAGTGATGCTCCACGCGCGTGATCCGGTAGTTGCCCTTGATGCCGAACGCGGGCGAGTTGAACCTCAGAACCACGCCGCTTGTCACCTCATCACATCCCCAAATCTCGGAGATGGAGCGGGTCTGTCCTACCTTGTCGGCGTTCTTGAGCAGGTTCTTGACCATCTGGCCGAGCACAGCCGTGCCGGGGTTTTCTGTGACCGTTTCGATATGCTGCATAAAGCCATATCGCTTGATAGACGCCGCGTTGCTGGCCTGTGCGCCGATGTACGCCTTGCCGTCGTCCTCGGCGGCAATGACAACAGCGTTGTAGGTGTCCTCAATGCTGTCCTCGCCAGAGACTTGTCCGAGCGCCCAGGTGATGTCAAACGCGGCGATATTTTTCGCCGGCTTGTGGTATGCCTTGATGGGTGCGGTCGGCAGTGCCTCGACCTGCAGGCCGCTGTCGTCCACGCGGTGGCGGTACTGCTTTCCGGTCGCAGACGTGCAGGTGTTCAGCACATCGCTGATAATGTCGGACGGCGTAGAGCCGGTCCACAGCTGCGTGATCTTGGTCGGCAGGCTGCACACCTTGCCGACTGTCACGCCCGCCTTGGCACACGCCTTGCGGATGACCTGATCGGCGGCAAGGTTGTTGACCTGCAGCACGATTTCCGACTTATTCAGATACCAGCCGCGGTCGTAGGCCGTAACACCGCCGTCCAGCGTCACCGTGATAATGATGCCGGAAAAGACCGTTTTGCCCTGATTGGTCACACGCACCTTATCGCCCGGCGCGAGCGCCAGCTTTGGTGTGTACTTGTCCCACGGCGAGATAAACGTCTTAAACGTCAGCTCTGCCGCCAGCGTGTCAAGGTCATCGGTCAAGGTCATGTCACTCGCAAATGCGGTGATATCGCGCGGCTGTGCGCCGTCGCGGTACAAAATCAGCTTGTGGTCATCGACATATCCTGCCGCCATCGGCGCACCTCCTCATTTGATAAACTTGTATTCTGTGACGGCAATGCTGTACTCCAGATCGCCGTTTTTTCGCACGGTAACATCAAAGCTGTCAACCGTCACCGGCATGTTAAGCCGTGCCGCACCTTTGCTGTCGAGCACGATCAGCCGGAACGGCACTTTTTTGTCACGCCACCGGTCGAAGAAATCGACATACGCCCAACCATCCGCAGATGCCTCGGACGGCATGAACGAGTACCGGCGTACCGGCAGCAGTGCCGTCCACTCCATGTGCCGCAGACCGAGCGTGCCGATGCGTCGATAGTCTCGGCTCAGCCCTTCGTAGGTCTCGTGGTGCTGCTCCGGCTGTGGGATTGGGAAATCCGGCGGACAGTGCGGCAGCGTCCAAACCTCCTCGTTGTTGTTGACCGAGATGATAATTTTGTACACGCACCGCACCTCCTTATGTGTTGCCGAGCGCCGCAAGCACCTTGCGGCCGACGTACTCACCGACCTGTTCAGTGTACTCCCGGTTGCCGATCACGTTGCCTTGGATGGTGACGTTGACCGTCACGCTCCGACCGCCTGCCGCCTTGACAGACACATCATGCGGGATGATCTGCGTACCGCTCGGCAGGTTCATGATCTCGCCGCCGCGCTCGTTGACGCGGGTCAGGCCGCCGCGCCAGTAGGACGTACCGGTTGCCTTGCCGAGTCCCGGCAGACTCAGCAGGCTGCTGGGTGTCGGCTTAGGTATCGTCGTAGTGGTCGAGGTCGTGGTCTTGACCGGACCGGCCGTTGTAGTCGTTTTGCTTCTGGTCGTTGTCTGGGTCGTACCTGTGGACGTGCCCGAGCGATTGCCCGTTGTGGCATTGTCCACCCACTCGACAGCCGTGCCGAGCGCACCTTTCGCGCCCTTGTACAGACTGCCGAGGATGGGGATGCTCTCAATCTTGTCGTTGAGCCACGACAGCTTGTCTCCGACCCATTCCAGAGCCGTCTTAGCGGCGTTTTTTACTTTATTAAACGCACCGGAAAAGGCCGTGCCGATCCGGATGCTGACATCCTTAAACTTGTTCCAAAGGCTCTGCGCACCGGCCTTGAGCCAGTCCCAGTTTTTATACACTAATACACCAACTGCGATCAGCGCTTCCAACACCGTGATTACAAAACCTACTGGGTTAGCCCGCAAAGCAGCATTTAAGCCAGTCTGCGCTACCGTTGCTGTACTTGTCGCCGCAGCTTGTCCGCCCAGCAAACCCGTCATTGTCAGCACAGTTTTGCCAAGTCCAAGCAGTGCATTTCCACCAGAACTTACTGTTCGGTTAAACTCCGCCAACTTCACAAGGGCGAAAGCCGCCGCCAACAGCTTGACGCCAGTCTTGAGCGTTTTAGTATGCTCCTTACACCATGCCATTGAGTCACCGGCCTTTTGCAGCATATCGCCTGCCTTCTGGGCGCCGAGCTGCACACCGTTTACCAGCAGATCCGCCAGTCGTTCCAGACCGCCTCCGGCAATCCAGCTGTCGAGCTTTGCCATCAGCGTGTCCAGCTTGCCGTTAAGCCAGTCCATTGGTGACGTGTTGAACGCCTTGGAAAAATGCGAGCCGACAACATCCAGTGCCTTGGACGCACGACCGGCCAGCTCCGAGCCGACCTTTCCTGCAAAGCCCTTGACCGTGGCCTTGAGCGTGTCCACCTTATCGTTGAGGGCATTCGCACTGTCCAGCGTATCCTGCGACAGAATAACACCGGCCTTCTCAGCCTTACCGGCCAGCTCCTGCAGGGCGGCACCGCCGTCATCGACGATACCCGCAAGGCTGTCCGCACTTTTGCCAAACAGGGTCATTGCCAGTGTGTCGCGCTCGGTCTCGTTCTGCACTTTGGACAGCGCGGTCAAGGTCTCGTAAAAGACCGTCGTGCTGTTACGCAGATGACCGTTGCTGTCCTTGACCTTAATGCCGAGCTGATTCCATGCATCGACCGTAGTTGAGCTGGTCGAGATCATGTTCTTCTTCATCTTTGCGGCAGACTTGACGATATCGTCAATCGACACGTCGATCAGGTCAGAGGCATACTGCCATTTCTGGATGTCGGCCGTCGAAAAGCCGCTCTGCTTTGCCAGAGTGTTAAGGTCATCGGCGGCGAGTGCGCTTTTGAGCGTCAGCGCCGACAGACCGGTTGCCACGGCAGTTGTACCGGCAACGATTGCCGCACCGGCTTTCTTTGCATAGTCCTGCAGCGCTGCGACCGACTTATTTTTAAACGCCACCACGCTGCGCGTAGCGGAGATCATGCTGCTGTCGATTGCCTTGCCGGACTTTTTCGCATTCTGTGCGGCCTTGACCAGACCGCCGGACATATTATCCCGCACCGTCAGGACGGTGTTGATAACCTTATTTTTAGCCACTATTCCGTCCCTCCTCCGGTGCATATGCGCGGCAGACTCCTGCCGCAATCAGGTTTATCATATCCTCGTACCAGCGCGCCCGCCCGACTCGCAGCACCGCACGGTCTGCGTAGCTCATCTGCCGGATTTGCTCCGGCGTGATGCCTCGCGCCGCGTAAAATGCTGCAAGGTCGAGCACCGGGTCGCGCTCAATCAGTTTTTTGCCGGGTCCTCATCCTCGTCACCGGCAATCAGACCGAGCCACGCAAACAGGGATGCCGCCAGCGTATTGACCTCTCGGACATCCATCAGCACCCAGATCACGTCATACGGGTCGGTCACGCCGAGCGCAGTGTGCAGCTCCGGGTCCTGCAATGCCGGACAACAGTCGTAGATCAGCTGTGCGCCGATGTTCAGCATCTGCGCCGGCTGCTCTCGTGCGGCGAGAAATGCCTCATAAGCATCCAGCTGTGCGGTATGCCCGATCTTAACAAAATCAAGCAGCTGACCGCCGACCTTAAACTGAATGACCTTGGCCTTGTCAGCCTTGCGCTGCTCGGCTTTCGCCGCCAGCGCGTCCAGTAACTTCTTATCCATTTAGATACTCTCCAATACCTCGAAGTGACCGAACTTGAACGGTACTTCCTCTTCGATCTTGCTCTTCTTCTCGAACTTTGCGAGATAAAACTCGTCGATGGTCACGTCCGAGAGCGCCACGCGCTCCACCTTATTCGTGCCCTTCTGGGTCAGTGCGGTGATGATCGTGATAGTCGGCATTTCGCCGGTCTGATAGGCGTCGCCCAGCAGGCTCAGCACATCCGAGTCGATCTTGAGCGCCGTGAACGTGCCCTCGCCGGAATAACCGTTATAAATGCGGTAGGTTGCCGGATCGCCGCAGTTGTTGATGTCCTCGTAGTCCGCTGCGACCTTGGCTTCAATGCTCTGTAAGGTCGTCAGCTTCTTGCCGTTGAACCACGCCGTGCCCTCATTGCCATGGAGCACGCGGTTCGGATTGAAATTTGCCATGTCTCGTGTCCTCCTTTACGCCATCGTGATCGGGAAAATCAGATCCGTCATGCTGCCGAGGATCTTGACGTTTGCGGCAAGGTAAACCGTCCGCTTGAACGGGTTGGCCTTGACGGTATCATCGTCCCAGTCCGCAGCCTCGCTCTTGCCGGATGCCACCCACGCCGCGCGCTGCGCGTCCGTGTCGATGGCGGCGGCGTTCGCGTAGTCCGGGTCGAGGATATTCTGCTGCATGAGCTGACGGAAGTACGAGCTGTTGAGCGCTGCCACCAGCATCATCTGATTGTCGCGGCTGTTGCGGTAGTTGCCGAGATACGTTTCCCGGAATGTCGCCGCAATGTCGTCCTTCATCATGTCCATTGCTTCCACGGTTTCAATGAACTGCATATCTTCGGTTTTGGTCTTGCCGTCCGTGGTCGTCATAGAGTTAATGCCCTGTGCGATACGCACGGTATTGTCCTCGCTGTTAACAAGGATAAACTTGCCGGTGCCAAGCGCCGCATCGTTGTCCTCGACCTCCTGCACCTCTTTCAGATTAGAGCACTGGTAGTTGGTGCTGCCTCTCGTCACGTTGCAGACGGCGAAAATGCCGACCAGCGACGGCAGATACGCTACGCCGTCCTTCTCCCCGCGGTCGTCGGAGAACGTGACCTTTTCGTTGATGAAATTGACAACGTGCATATCATCCGGCAGGGTCGTGAGATCATAGCAGACCGCCTTGTAGGTTTTCTTCTTGGTGTTGTCCTGTGTTTTGACCCACGCGGCAAGCGCCAGACCGTCAGCGGCACTCTGGCCGGCAATGGTCAGCCAGCCGGTTTTGACCGTCTTAGAGATTCCGGTCAGCGTGTCGGCCAGGGAACCGGTGGTATCCAGTCGGAACAGGTGCATCTGGTACGGCGCAAAGCCGAGCAGATCGCAGATGGCGTTGTAGTTGTCTGCGGTGTACAGGCTCTCGTCCGCCTGTGCGGCGCTGAGGTCACTGTACTGCTTGTGAGTGAAGCTCTTATCCGTATCATCGCGCACGATCAGGATTGCGATGCCGCGTTCCGAGCGTCCGATGAGCGACACAGCTCTCTGCTCAAAACTGATTTCAATTTTCGGCATTGTAATTGCCATTGGTTTACTCCTCCTCTCAGTATTCGAGGTTTTCCATCATTTCTCCGGTTTCGGCGGCGCTCTCGCACCAGCTGAGTGCAAACTGGAGCACCAGCACACCGAGCGATATGGTCGTGCTGACCGTATCGTCCGGCACCAGCACGATCTCGCCAGTGTCGATACCGGTTTCAAATGCGGCGATCAGGCGTTCCGCCATCTCACTGCACTCCTCGAGGTACTCCACCCGCTCGGCGGGATAGTACCAAACGTCCACGTCGATCGACCGCTCCCGCGCACCGCCGCAGGCGGCGTTTCCCTCGGCCGGGAATATGTCGATCTTGAAGGATGGACGCACCACGGGTTTATCGGTGTCCGATTTGGACACCGGAACACCGGGTGCTGCTTGCTTTAACAGCGCGGTCAGTGCCGCGCGTACTTCTCGAATTGTCATATTTTATCTATCAACTCGTCGATTACATCTTCACAAGCCGAAGCAAATTCCGGTTCAAACTCCTCCTGCGCTTTCTCAAAAACGCCGAAGCCCTTAACCTTACCGACTTTGCGGCCGATGCCTTTGCCGGGGATTACGCCGCGACCATTGCCCTCCCCCTTTCCGGGATTGACAGTCTGCTCATGACCTTCTTCAATCAAGTGTGCATGCGGCGCATTTGAATAGACACGGACGCTCATGGTGTTAGCATTTGCCTCAGTCCACACCTTGCCGCGCTTGATACGCTTGTTGTAGTTGCCGGTGTGCTGCTTAATGCCGAGTGCCCGTACCTTTGCTTTGGTCTTGCGTTTGAGCTTGTTGCCCTGCTGCTGCAAAAACTTTCTTTGAGCCTTGCTGGCTTCTTTTGAAGTGAGAATGAGCTTTTCAGAAAAGCCATACAGCTCGGAAATGTCGAAGCCGTCACGCATCTTCAACCACCAGCTTCAGCATGACCTCCAGACGGTCGCGGCGCTTGTAATGCGGCTGCCAGTACAGCACATCGTACCGCTGACCCTCGTAAACGAAATACGTCGCCGTGGTCAGCTTGCACGAGCGCGGCCGGATGGTCAGCTTATGCGTAACCTCGGCGCGAACCGTATCGCCCGGCAGGGTTTCATTTCTGCCAGACATGACAGTCAGCGCACCCCAGATCTTGCCGTCCTCGGTGTACTGCCAGCAGGTTTCGCCGATGTCGTTTTCAATCTGGTGCTTGTTAAACACCGTCAGACGGTGTCTGAGATCATTGGTCAGCGCCATTTGCGCCCTCCTTTTCCGGGTATCGGCCGGACAGGGCGATGTGGTTGAGCAGGGTCTGCACGGTAAACGGCACCTGTGTCACGCTCGTGTCCGTGACAGGCGTGCGGTTTTCGTACCAGTGCGCCGTCAGCTGGAGCACAGCCGTGTCGAACAGCTCATCACTGTCCGACGGCGGCTCCTTGCCGGTCATATCCCGGACGGCAGTGTCTGCCGCCCGGATCAGGCTCTCAATCAGCTCGTCCTCGTCCGCATGGTCGATGCGGGCGTACAGCTTAAAGCGGTCGAGCGTCAGCATCAGGCGCTCGCCTTCACGAGCTTGCGGACTGCATCCGCCTGCGACGGCTTGCAGTCGAACATCGCACAGCCGAGGAACAGGAACGCATTGGTCTTGACGTCAAACGTCGAGGTAATGGTCACGTCCTCCGGCATATTGCCGATGACGGTGGACAGGTCCGCAAGATAAGCCTCGTGGTCACCGATGCGCTCGTCGATCAGCACCGGATAGCCGTAGATGTAGTAGCTGCCGCCCTCGATACGAACGAGGTCGTTCTTGGACTTGTCCTGCAGCGGCATAAAGTCGGTGAACAGGGTCTTCTTGCTCATCAGGAACTGTGCGCCTGCATCGTAGCCGCCGGGCAGCAGTGCAATGAGGTCGAGCACGTTCTGGTTGGTCAGTGCGGCAGTCTTGCCGACAGTGACCGAGTTGGTCGCGCCCCAGGTGTTCGCCTTCTCGATGCCGGTGCCCTGATCCGTGCCGGTGCCCTTGATGATGGTGTCCGAGATCAGCTTTGCGATCTTCTTCGCCAGCATATCGGTCAGCCAGTTCTCGAATACGTCGAGCGCCATCTGCTGTACGGACTTGGAAATCTGCACGAGCTTGGTGATCTCGTACGCCGACAGGTTGATCTTGGTCAGGCCGGTGTCGGTGGCAGTGATAGCCGCATTCTCGGTGTGGTATTCTGCATCCGCCTGCTCACTCTCAACCGCAAAGGTGACGTTGCCCGGCACGCGCAGCAGCGTTACCTTGTCCAGCAGCGGTGCGTACTGGTGCACCTTCTCGATGATGGTGTTCGCGGTCTGGGTCGGCACCAGCGGACCGGCGGAAGCCGTTGCGGTAGACCATGCACGCTGCTCGGTTTCGGTCAGCTCGTTGTTTGCCAGCGTTTTCAGCCATGCGGAGCGGTATTCCTCGCTCGAGCGGTCATACTCGCGCTGCTCCGGCGGAGTCGGCTGCGGCTGGAACGTGCGTACCTCGCCGCCCGCACCGTTTGCGATCTTGTTCAGCAGATTGCGGCGCTGCTCTGCCTGTCCCAGCAGGGTCTTGCGCTCCTCGAGCAGACTGTCGGTTTCCGCGCTCAGCGCGTCAAGGTCAGCGCCATCGGCATCCATCTCGGTGCGGATTGCCGACAGACGCTCCTCGATCTCGGTCATGCGGTTCTTGCCTGCAAAAAACTGCAGGCCGACCTGATTGCGGAAACCGCCGAAGATCGCCTGCTTGTTCTGATTCTTGCTCATTTACTTTTCCTCCTTTGTAATACCATAGGTTTTCAGCTTGAGTTCCAGCCTGCGGCGCTTGTCCGCCTCCGCGTGCTCGCGCTCGGCCTCCGCCTTTGCCCACGAGCGTGCCGCAATACTGGTGCCGTCGTACGCCGGAATATCCACCGCCGCCACATCAAACACCCGCTTGAAACCGGTAATGCGGCGCAGATGCTTTGCGCGGTCGTATTCCTGCTTGTTGACGGTGAACGCGAACGACATCTGATCCAGATAACCGCCCCGGATTTCCTCGTAGAGCCTCCGTCCTTCCTCGGTGCCGGACAGGTCAGCCGAAATACGCAGACCGCGTGTGTCCACGGTCAGCTGTAAGGTGCCGTTCTTGGTTCGTGCCACGGGTTTACCCCCATGGTTATAATTCATCACGACATCGCGCATCTCCGCTCCCGTAAACGCGCTCCTGTCGATGACTTCCTTGTATTCAATGCCGTCGTACTCGTACAGCACGGTTTCCTCATCAAAAACCGCCGCGTACCCTTCCACGCGGTATTTCTGTTCTTCCCCGCTGCCGTCTGCCGACAGCGCCCGCACCTCAAAAGTGCGGTAATCACGGGTTTCCGGTGTGATCGCCATTGTCGCCCTCCTTTGACGTATCGCCCACGGTGTCCAATCTGGACACCTCTGCGTACTCCTTGCGGATGTAGTACTTGTCGCCGTCCTCGACCGGACTCATGTTGAAGATTTCCAGACCCATATTGTGGGTCAGGAAGCCGCGGTCGAACAGCTGCGTCACGACATTCAGCTTGGTCTGGTTGCTCGCATACTGCAAACGGTTCGCCGTTGCGATGATGGACGCGCCTGCCGCGATTTCCTCCGGTGTGAACGTCATAGCCGTCAGCACCAGCGACAGCTGAATGGCAAACGGCTCGATAAATCCCTCGTAGTAGGCGTTCCACTCATCCTCATTGTAGGTGTTGGTGAGGATTTTCTCGTTGGTGCCAAAATACTCGAACACCGATGCTCTGATAAGCTCCTGCTGCTTGGGATTGACGACCATCGCCGCCGACTCAATCTGCTTAACGTCCGCGTACTTACTGTCGAACATGGCAACGCCGGTCGAATTACCGGCCAGATTGTCCCGCGCAAAGCGTTCGCGCTCGGCGGTGATGTCCTTTTCCTTGAGGTTGCCGTTCAGACGAGCCAGAAACCGGATGGTCGTAGCATTCTTGATGCCGTTGATAATGCCCTCGGCCTGCGTCTGCGCCATCTGCATGGTCGGCATGAGCGGACGGTTATCCGAGCCGAAGAAATCGTCCTCGTACTGGTGCTGTGTCAGGATACCCGCTCGGTTCAGCTCGATCGCGGCCTTTTGACCGCCCCAGAAACTGTACTGCAGATACGGCTCACCGCCGTACTCGCGCACCGAGGACTGCTGCGGCAGTACCGGATAATAACCGATCAGCCGTCCGGCGCTGTCCTCCATCGGCACGATAAAGGCGTTGTTCTGCACCAGATAGATGGTCGCCAGCCGCGCAAGAAACTTGCTCGCATCCATAAACGGATTGGGCTGCATACCGAGCACGCGCCGCAGATCCGGCCGGGCATCGCCTGTCACCTCGAGGTGCAGCTTGCTGCAATGCCGCGCAAACGCCGAAATGGCCGCGCGTGTCAGCTCCATCTCGTACAGACCGCCTCGATAAGTCGTGTAGACCGGCTGGTAGGCGGTCAGTGTCTTAAAATATTCCCTCGGTGCTGTGCCGCCGGGCGGCCTCCGCGGGAACAGCTTTTCCAAAAGCCCCAATGTACTTACGCCTCCTCGTTCATCGTTACATAGTCATCGTAGTGGTCCTGCAGCACCTTGTACGCGCAGATCAGCGCAACCGTGCCGTCGATTCTGCGGCGGCTGTCCGTGATCTTGACCGGCTGAATGTTGCCGTTGATGTCAGTGCGGACCTCGGTGTTGACCATGCACCACTTGTCGATCGGGTTGTTGCCATCGACCACCAGACCGGCGCCGAGGTCGGCCTTGAGGTCCTTCATCGGCTGGGACAGCGACAGCGTGCCCTGCCGCACCGGTATCATGCACTGTGCGCCGAACTCCGCCTTGAAGCGGTCGAGCAGGCTGTCGTCAATGTGCCACGGGTCATAACCGATGTAGCGGACATACAGATCGTCCTCGTCGCGCAGCTCCATAAACCAGTCGAGCATGACCTGCTTGTCCACCTTGTTGCCCGGCACGGCACGCATCAGGCCGCGCTTGACCCACAGGCTGTACGGCACGCTGTCGCGCTCGCGGCGGTTGCCGGCAGCCGCATCGGCATCGAGCACGCTCTGCGGCAGCCAGTACATGCTGCGGCGGTAGATCTTCGGGTCGCCCGGCCGCTGACAGATGGCCGTTGCCGCCGCAAGGTCGATGCTGTCTGCCGCATCCATGCCGCCGATGGCGTAGTCGAACGCGATATTATACGTTTCGGGATTGGAGCACTCCGCCCAGGTCAGCCAGCTTGTCGCGGCATTTTCCTTGAGGTTGAAGTCCTTGACCAGCACGGTCGGCAGGAAGGACGGGTCTGCGTCCGCCTTTTTGACCATGCGCCGCAGGTAGTCCACTTTCTTGATGGTGCCAAGTCCGGGATTGGCCTTGATCCACATTTTCTCGCTGCGGTACTCGTCCCGCTCGTCCAGCTCGTAGATCCATGCCAGGAACGTGTCATCGTCAATCGAGCCGTCAATCACACCGGCGGCATACTCGTACTGGGCATCGAAAATACTCTCGCGCACAAAGCCGTTGGTCGAGATGGAGAACAGCAGCGGCTGCTCGCGTGCTGACATGGACTGCTTCATGTCATCGTAGATGGCGCGGTTCTTGATAGCGGCCAGCTCGTCCACGAGTACGCCGTGGGCGTTCAGACCGTCGAGCGTGTTGGTTGCACTCGCCAGCGCCGTGATAAAGCCGAGGTTGTACGGATAGTACAGGTCGCTCTGGCGCTTGCGGATAGCCGCCGCCAACTCCGGCGACTGCTTTCGCATATTGACGCAGGCGTTAAAGCTCTTCGCTGCCTGCTCCCGCTTGGTTGCGATGGAGTAAATCTCCGGTGCGCCCTCGCCGTCGTTGACGAGCAGGTCGATTTCAATACCGGCGCACTCGGTCGTTTTGCCGTTCTTACGTCCCTCGACGATCATGCACTCTTGATACTGCCGCAGACCGGTGTGTGCATCGACAAAACCGAAGATGGCCTGCCAGCGTGCTTTCTGGAACAGCTCCAAGCGCAGCGGTGCGCCGAGCTTACCCTGCGGCTGCTTGCAGAACCGCTCCACAAACTCAATGTGATGGTTTGCCAGGGCTTCATCGAACACCCACGGCCGGTACTTCTCCGGGTGGCGCAGCTTGTCAAGCAGGACAGCGCACAGCGTTCTGACCTTGCGGCAGGCGGTGATTTTGCCGGTCAGTACCAGACAGGTGTACTGCTCCAGCCAGTTTTCACCCTCCGGTGCCGGTGTTTTCTTTGCTTCGCGCTCCATGCGCTTGACAAGACGTTCTCTCGCCTGTCTGGGGTCTGTTTTGGCTGACGTACTGCTCACCCCCTCCGGTTTCACCTGCTTTTGCGCTCTGACGGACGCACCCGCTCGTCTGCTTTCCGGGTGTGCCGCCGTATCCTTGCCCATATTGCTCGATATGGGTGGACGGAATGGCAATACCGTCCGTCACAGCGCAAAAACAAAAAGAGCCGACAGCACCATCTCTGGCAGTCTGTCGGCTCTGGACTCGTAGGTCTCTGGCTCTCGTTGTTACTTCTCGTTTTGGGTGTTCAAATTGGACACCGTTTCCCGCATTTTCCGGTGCGGGCACTCCGTCACCTGCGATGCCCGCGTCCAGGCGCTTTCGCAAAATCCCTGGCTGTTGATCATCGGGCAGGTCAGCGGACAGATCGTGCGCTTTCCCATCAGCCGATACGCCTCCCTGCGGCCGTGCGCTGCCACTCAGTCAGGGCATTCATCTCCCCGTTCGACTCCGGCAGCAGGTCGCACAGCGTCTTGATGACCGTGGTGTAGTTTTTGATCATCGTGTTGTACACTTCGACCTCCGGCGACTTCTTCGTACCGAACTGATTTTCGCCGTTCTGGTACTCGGACACACAGCCGTTTTCGTTGATGGAATCCCTCAGATCCTCCAGAGTTACGGCCATAAAAGCCGCGTTATCCATGAGTTTTTCGGCGGTTTTCCGCTTGTTTTCGTCCATTTTCGCAAAGACTTCTGCGAGCTTCTCGCGCTCGCGTTTGATTCTTGTCTCGGCCTTCGGTTTTCCCATGCCGCACCTCCTCTCAACTACACCCCTCCTGCACCCGTCACTCGGTGAAATTTGAGTGGGGGGTGCGGTCTTCCGTCGGTCAGCGCCGCGGCTCGAATGGGGGGAGTAGGTTTCCGTCGTCATCAAAGCCGCAGCGTGCGCCGCTGTGCTTTGCCATGTGCTCAATGTCGTGACAGTGATGGCACAGCAGCTCAAGGTTGGACCAGCCGAGTGTGCGTGCCGGATCGTTCATGTCCTGCGGCCGCAGTGCCTTGCGGTGGTGCACGATCAATCCCGGCTTGCCGCAGCGCTCACACAGTCCGTGCCGACTGACCATGTAGGCCTCGCGGGTGTCGCGCCACGCCGCCGAGTTGTAGAACGCTTTCGCCCAGGGTTTAGCCACGGCGCGCACCCCGCATCACTGCAATCGCTCCGGCGCTGTCGAAGATCATCTGCTCGAGCACCTCAATCCGTTTTCGCAGCTTCCATCGCCGCTCCGCGCTCGGCTCAGCGAGATACCGAGCGCGAACCTCGGCGCGGCGCTGCTCGAGCAGTTTCAGGTTCCGTTCGTACTCGTCTGCAATTTCTGCAATGCTTTTCATGACCTTCACCGCCCTTCAGGCAAAAGAAAAAGCCGACGGCGTACACTCCTTGCGGGAATGTTACGCAGTCGGCTCGGGTCTCGTAGGACTCTGGCTCGCACCGTCGAAATCGACGATGGACTCGGATTTGCACTTGTCGCACCACAGCGGGAAGCACCGCAGCACGGTCTCGCCCGGCGTGACCTGCACGCGGGTCGGGCGTCCGCAGCGCGGACACGTGATTTTCATCTTCTGTTTTTGATTATACACTCGTTTTCCGCTCCTGTCTACGCCTGCGGCGTGTTTTCTCCACACCCGTGTGAGATGTTACAGACCGTTCCAAGCCAGCAACAACGCGCGTACGCGTTGCCTTTAATGCCGCCGTTTTCGGCAGCAGGTACTTTATGTATTTGCACGAGGCGACCTCATTGCGCCCGCCGCCCTCATCGAGCACCTGTGCTCCGGGCGGTGCATCAACGGTCGTGCCGTCGTCCACCCATGCATAGGTTGTGACCGGTCGGGCAAGATTCCGGCTGCCAACAAACTGCTTTTTACCGTTGAGTGATGCCTCACGTCGCTCCTTGGTTAAGTAACCAGCCCAGCCGTCGTAGCCGCGCTCGCGGATGTAGTTGAGCTGGATGTCGTCACCCCAGATCCAGAGCGACCGCATCAGCTCTAAGTCACCGCCTGCGGCATTGATGATAATGTGCGCGTGCGGCCGGTGGTCACCGTGTCGGCCCTCGAGCACATAAATGTATTTCAGATCCGGCAGACCTCGTGCCTTGCGGTAGGCCCGCATCTGCGAGAACACATTGCCGAGGTGCTTGCGTGTCACGTCGGCGCTGTCCGGCAGGTCCGCATCTCGATAGGTGACGGTCAGCACCAGATCGGTATCATCAAAGTTGGTCGCCATCAGCATTTCCAGTTTACGCTGCGCCGTGTTGGCGTTAGTGCGTTGGATCTGTTCCTCCGTCACCTCGCGGATACGCTTGCGCTGCGCCGTGTTGGCGTTCGGCCGCGGCACCGTGTAGGTAATGTCCCACACAAGCCGTCCGGCTCGGATTGTCTTTCTCCTCTTCATTTTCCCTCCAACGGTGTCCAAATTGAACACCACAGCGGACGAGGCTGTCCCCGTCCGCGTGTAGTTTTATAGAATATCCGGAAATTTTCGGTTTGTCAAATGTTTTTTAGTCCTTCGTCCATCTTTGCCCCGCATACAGAGCAGTAATTCCAGTTGTTCAGGCGATACTCGCTCTCTGTCAGTGCGCAGCCGCAGTTGGTGCACCTGATAGCTGCGGCACCACTCGGGAACGTATATCTCCCGGAATCGTCCCACCGCCCATGCACCACTGGAGCAACATCGGCGGCTGGCAGCGAGGCAACAATCTCCATTGCCATGGCACCGTCGGAACCGTCCACCCATTTCGCTGCCATCACCGCTCTTATGACAGTATCCCGCTTAATGTATTCAGCCATTATTCCGGGAACACCTCCGTCCACGCGCTGACGAGGATGTTTGCCTCGCATGCTTCATCGTCCAAATTCGGGAAATACCACTTGCCACCCTTGTAGATATACTCGCCATACCGTCCGGCACAGCCGCACAGCTTACACAGCACCCGAGCGTCCTCCGGCGGTCGCTCCTCGGTGTACTTGTGCCATACGCTGCTCGGCTCATGTCCGGCAATCATCTCGAAGGGGTCCACCCCCGCCCAGTCGGCCAGACGGAAAAGGTCATCCAGATCGGGTGCGGGGCAGCCCAGCGGATCATGCCACAGCCAGTCCATATACCAGCGTTTCGGGAAGCCCTCAAGATCTTCATAGCTCGTAATTCCGACGCCAGCGAGCGCGAGCTTGATATACCGCCGCGCCATCGCGAGCGGCGATTTCATGAAGGCGTCCTCGCGCTGCTGGCGCTCGGCCTTGCGCGTCTCGGCGTCCTTCGCGCTCGTGATGCGCTGTTTCACCACGCCGCACACCTTTTCGCACCCGTCCGCCTTGTCGCAGCTATGGCAGCAGCCGGGACACTTGCCGTCCCGCACCCACGCCGCGCGCTTATCCATGCCTGTGCAGGGATGGGGCGAAAAGCTCTCCGCCGGGCAGGTCAGCTGCGTGAAGGGATACTCCGCCGCCTTTTTGTGCGCCTTGATCTTTTTCGCGTCAAGGTTGTACATTTTGCCTTGATATGCGCCGTGCAGCTTGCGCTGCAATTCCGGGTCGCACTGCGACAGCTCGTAGGCGGCGCTGTCGTTGATGCGGTGGCACTTAAAATCGCCTTGCCACGCCTTGGTCAGCCCGTTGTTGATAGCCTTCGCCCTGGCGATCTGGCTCTCGGACGTTTTGAGCACCTCGGCAACATAACTGCGCAGCTTGCCCGGCAGCTCGACCACGCCGCGGGCCTGCAGGTCCTTGAGCGCGGCCTCAATCTCCTTGGTGGCCTGACCGGTGTACTGGGCGGTCAGACCGCCGCCGCCGCGCGCCATGGTGTTGGTCCAGTGCAGGATCAGCACCTGCAAAGACTCATCAAGGTCGGCATCAAGCACGATACAGGGCGCGGTGTCGCGCGCCAACAATGCCAGCGCATTACGGCGGCGATGTCCGGCAAGCAGTAAGTACCCACCCTCGGTCTTGCGGCGCACCACAAGCGGCTGCTGCAATCCAATCACCTTGATGGACTCCGCCAGCTCGTCAATGCCGGTCTGCGCGTAGCTGTTGTTCTCGTTCTCCTCGATTTCGGCGAGTGGAATCTGCTCCACCCGCATTTCTCCGGTGTTCGATTTGGACACCGCCTCGCCCATCAGCTCCGCAAGATTAAATTTCTTTGCCATCTCAAAGCACCTCCATGAGTTCTTCAACCCACGCCCGGTAATCTCGGGCAGCTGCCGAGGTTGGAGACCAGCGCGTAACCGGCTGGGCGGCGTAGGTGGATTCCGTCACCTTGTCCGTGCGGCGAATTTTCCGGTAAAACAGCGGAATCGGGCTGTGCTCTCGCAGCCAGTCCTCGCTCTGCCGCGTGGCATCTGCATTGTGCCAGATGGTCAACAGTCCCCACACACTGCGCTTGGCAAGGCCGGTGTTCCGCACGCTGGCAATCTGGTCGGCAAGCAGCTGCATGCCGGACATCTCAAACGCACCTGGCTTGATCGGCACAATTACCGTGTCACTGGCAGCAATCGCCGAGATGCACGGCAAACTGAACGACGGCGGGCAGTCGAAGATCATCACGTCGTACGCATCATCCTCGACCAGCAAGTCCCGCAGATCGGCGTACACGCGGACCGCCTGTTTGCGGTCAATGTCGGCGTCCAGATCAACCGAGGCCAGCTGCATGTCGGACGGGACAACGTCCAGATCACGGTAAATGGTGTGCTGGATGACGTCCTCGTAGTAGGCTTTGCCGCCGTCGAACAGGTCGGCCGTACTGCAGGCGTCAGGTACTACGCCGACGTACTGGCTGGCGTCACCCTGCGGGTCACTGTCCACCAACAGCACGCGCTTGCCATAATCAGCCGCCAGAATGCCTGCGAGGTTTACTGCGGTGACGGTCTTGCCGACGCCGCCCTTTAAGTTTACAACAGAGATCGTTTTCAAGATGTTTTCGCTCCTTTTGTTATTCTGTGTATTGTTTTATCATTTTGGTCGTGATTCGCGGTCCGCCCTTGCGAATTTCTACATCGTTCTTTGCGAGTACCGCTCGCACAGTCTGCGGTGAGCGGTGCATACTCGATGCCACGAGTGCGATTGACATCTGCTTTGCATATAGTTCGCAGATTTCCTGCTCCTCTTCGTCCGTGACCGCCAAGCGCTTGGGCAGCTTGACAGGGTGCTGCACTGCCGCAGCAAGCTCTTTGTGAGCCACGCCGCGTGCGTCGCGGTTCGCTGTGTAGACGGTTTCACGGTAGCGGTACGGGATACCGAAGGTGCCGACGCCGGACACCTCAACCGTTTCGTAGATGCCCTTCGGGTGCCGCCAAATGACGCGGCGCTGCTCATTGCTCTGCATTGCGGTGCTCCTCTCTCCGGCGCTGATGCTTGATATACCCAAGCACCGCGCCAATGGCCTCGGCTCTCTCACGATATTCCCGCCGCATTTCCGGCGGACATACCTTGCTCTGTGCGTACAACCGGCGGCGCTCAAACCGCAGGCGCGGGATTGCTTTGCTTAATCTCATGCTGTTGCATCATCCTCCATCATGCGTAATTTGGACTGGTAAAAGCCCTGCCACTGGGCGAGGAACCGCTGCTGCGAGCCGCAGAACCAGAACGGGATAGACCCTCGGCGGCCGCCCTTGTTTTTGACGATCTCAATCACACGCAGGCGGCCTGCTTCCAGATCGGCGGCTTCCTCGTCACTCTCTACGTCCTTCTCGCTGGGGTAGTCGAGCAGCATGACCACATCGGCGTCCTGCTCGATCTGGCCGGAGCCGCGCAAGGCTGCCATGCCCTCGCCGCCTCGGCTGAGCTGGCTGAGCGCGATCACGCACACGCCGCTTTTGGCAAGCCGCTGCAGTGCGGTCGTAACCTCGGTGATGGTCTCGTACTCCTTGCCGATGTGTTTCGGATCACTCGACCGGACAAGCTGCAGATAGTCCACCACGATGATGTCCGACTTGTTTCGGCAGGTCACGGCGCGAATCTCATCGACCGTAACGCCGGTTGCCTCGTAAAAGTGGAAATTCCGGTCGGCCAGTTTGCGCTTAGCCTCGACCAGTGTGACTGTTTCGGCCTCATCCAGATTGCCGGACTGGATGTGTGCCAGGTCAACACCGGCCTGCGCCGCCATGATGCGGTCCTCGACCGTCTCGCTGTCGGTTTCGAGTGAGAAAAACGTGACGTTGTGCTTCTCGGCCATATGTAACGCCACCTGCAAGGCAAATGCGGTCTTGCCTGCACTCGGTCGAGCACCAACCACGACATAGTGCTTGGGGTTGACCTTGACGTAGCGGTTCAGCTCGTCAAATCCCCAGTCGAGGTACTGCCGCTCAGTGCCCATGCGGCCGTAAAAGTCGGTCAGCAGATCGGTCATTGTGCTGCTGCGCTGGTCGTTGTCGTCCGCGACCACGTTGTTCATGCACTCGATCTTGCCGATGAGTTCTTCCATCGGCAGCCCGGCAAAGTTGCCGTCCAGCGCCTCTCGGAACAGCTTTTGCAGCCGATACCGGCGGGACAGCTCGAGCAGCTTGTCCACATACGCGCCGCAGTACCGTGCCGACGGCGTGATCTGCTCCAGCTCCTTGAGCCATGTTGCAAACTCAGAGCCGCAGGCCGCCTTGACGGTCAGCGGGTCGATCACATCGCCGCGGCCGTACATCGCCCGGCAGGTCTCGAAAATCTGCCGCGAGATTCCGGTGACGAAATCCTCGGGCCGCACCCGCGTGAACACCAGCGAGGCGTTTACCTCGGCGTCCGCGATCAGTGTACCAAGCACGCTGTTTTCGGCTTCGTTGTACAGGTCCATCATTTCAGCCATTTGCGTCCGCCTCCCTTCTCGGGCGGCTTGGCTGCCGCCGGATTATCGTACTTGCCCTCAAGCACCTTGACCAGATTGCTCTCGTTCAGCAACCAGTCAAAATCGGCTTTCCAGTGGCGATCGTTCTGGCCGGTGCAGAAGCTGCTCGCCTGTGACTTGCGGAACGCCTCATCGAGCTGCTCCGGCGTGTAGCCCTTGTCGTGGATCAGGCGCACCGCTCGGCGGCGCTTGTCCGTCAGCCGGACGACTCTCGGCAGGTTGGTGCAGATGGCGTTGTAGCGGTCAACGACCTGCTGGGCTTTGCTTATTTTCGTCTTATTTGACTCTTCTTCTATTTGTGTATTATTTTGTTCCTTAATGATTTCACCGTTCGGTGAAATGTCATTTCCGTTATCGGGTAAATCCATTTCACCGTTCGGTGAAATGGATTTCACGGTTTGGTGAATGGGTAAACGGCTCTCGTCAATGGCGTAAAAAGTCGTCCGGTCATAGGAATTTTTAGAGTAATGACCGGTCAGCAGAACGCCGGCTTTTTTGAGGTCGCGGATGATGCGCTCAATCTGCCGACGAGTCCAGAACGGGAACAGTCGTTCCAGTGCGGACAGGCTGTTGTATGTCCAATAGCGGCCCTCGTAGAAGTGCCGCTCGTTAGCGGCATTTTTCGCAATCCAGTATTGCATATGAGAGATAAAGGTCGCGCAATCTGTCCCGAATTTTTCTGCAACATCACCGTCAAAGTGATAGGTCATGTGTCAACCTTCCCCTCCTTTCGCCTCTCGCTCAGCATGATACTTGCCTTGTACATGTCGATGTTCTGGCGCAAGTGATGATACAGACCGACCATCACCAGAAATTCAGCCAGTTCTCCCGGTCGGCTGCTCTTCTTCTCTGCCAGCTCCGCGATTTCTTTCCACAGCTCGTCAGGGATTGGCAGCCGCACGTTTACTTCATGCATTGCGTACCCCTCCCATCAACAGAGCCAAGCCGACCATACCGGCCAGCACCGTGCCCCACAGCGGCAGCGTGCCGTTGTCCGTCAGTCCGGCCGTGAGCAGCAGCAGCGTAAAGCCGATGCCGACCATGCGCGGGCGCACGCCCTGGCAGCCGCCGTCCAGCACCTCAAAATCCGGTACTTGACGCTTAACTGCTGCCGTGGTATAATAATCATAAGATGTTTTCGCATTTGCGCTTGCTACGGTTGCCGCCGTGCAGGCGCTTTTTCTTTGTCCGTTTCTCATTTTCCTGCTCCTTTTGTGCAAAAATCGAGTTCCAGTGCCGCTGTTACAATCTCATGCAGTTCCCGCATGATTGCGTCGTACAGCGGCTTTTCGTTTGTGTCGATCACGCCGTCCTCGCTGATCAGCAGCAGTTCATCGAGCCGCCCTGTCTTGGCGAAGCTGCCGATCAAACGGATCAGCCGCATGGTTGCGCACTCAAGCGACTTGTGACCGACCTGCGGCAGCACTCCAGCGAGATCACCCGACTGGATATGCTGATAGCATAAGTACGGGAAATCGTACAGCTGCGCCATGCGGAGCACCGTGCTGTCCGGTGGCCGACGGCGATTCTGCTCGTAGGCCCCGAGGCTTTCAACCGACAGATCCAGTCGCTCGGCGGCAACTTCCTGCGTCAAACCTTTCAGCTCGCGTGCAGATTGATAGATATTTCTGTTCTCTCGCACACTGGTTTCCTCCTTTGCCGTGCGTTACAATAATTACACAATGTAACCGATACGCTGTTGCCGCAGCGCTTCTGTGTCGGCCTGTTCCTTTGCTTTTTCAAAACGCAGGACTTCATCCTGGCGGACCTTCCAGCCTGCAATTTTTACTGCTGACAGCTGACCGCTCCGGAGCAAGGTGCGAACGTATGACGGCGAGCACATCCAGCGCTCGGCAAGCTGATCGACAGTCATATACTTGTTCGATGCCATTTAGACTACCTCCTTCTCCCCTTTGTACAGATCGTCCAGCGTGCAGCCGAGCAATTTAGCGATTGCAGGCAGCATCTCGGCGCGTGGAAACGATTTTCCGGTTTCCCACATAGCAATTCTGCCGCGCGCTATGCCGAGCGCGTCAGCCATTTGCATCTGCGTCAGACCTTTGCGCTCACGCAATTTTTTAATAGCAATCATGCTTGCACCTCCTTGTCAGTTTCACTGACATTATAATAACGTTTCCCACGCGTTTTGTCAATATAAAAAACAATTATTTTTCTACTGCTGTTGTTTTGTCAATTATATTGACGTATAATAATGGTATATGAGAGTGAGGTAGCGCAGTGAATAGAGTTAAGGAATTGCGTAAAGAGCACAAAATTACGCAAGAGAAGTTAGCGGCATCGCTTGGAATATCGCGCAGTGCCGTAGCTATGTATGAAACCGGCAAGTGCGATTTAAGCAATGAAATTTTAATTGCTTGTGCATCCTTTTTCGATGTTTCTACCGATTACCTTCTCGGACAATCGGACATAAAAAAAGCGCCCAGTACCGAAGTACTAAGCGCAACTCCCGAGGCACAAGCCCTGCGAGAAATTATGGAGTCCCTATCGCCTGAGGATCGGCAGCGGGTGCTTGATTTTGGTCGCGGTCTTGCTGCAACTTCGCAGCATAAGCCCAAACAGCCGAAATAAATGCTGCTGGCATCGACTGTGCGGTTGCAAGCCGCATGATCTCATCAAACTCTCTCATGGCAATCCTCCTCGGGAAAAATCGAACACCTGTTCGTATTTCCAATAATACACCGTATGTTGAGTTTTGGCAAGAGGGAAAATCTATATCTTGTAAAAATACAAAGGAAGCGTGTTCAAATCGGACACCGAAAGGCGCTTGTAT